CAGTTTTCTCGGTGGTGGCGTAGGATAAGGAAAGTTTGTCAAATACTTTGGCTATCGATCTTGCTGCCCATATTTGAACATCTATTCCTGTTTCTTTTTTTACTTCTAATAGGAGTTGCTCTTCCTTTTGTGATAACTGCTTCTTCAATTTATGAGCACGTTCTACGTCGACACGAACCCCTTTAAATTTCATATCAATTAAACATGGGAACAACTGTGTTTCTAAATCAAATATCTCTACTAAATTATTTTTTTGTATCTCTCTTGATAATGTTTTAAATAATTCTAATGTAAGTTCTGCATCTTGTTCTGCATAACTGCCAACATACATTGCAGGTAATTTATATAATTCAGATTTAGGATCTATGCCCCAAGAGTCTGCAGCTTCTTTTAAAGTTTTTTCATCTTTCACTTCTCGTAGATAATCAAATGAAATACTATTAAGTGTATACCATAATCTATTTTCATCAATCAAAGATGCCATCAACATAGTATCCATAATATGTCCGTTGATAGGTATACCGTATGCTTTTATCCAACACACATCATACATTGCGTTATGAAATATTTTAATAGAGTCTGTTGCACAAACTTTTTTAAACCATTCTAAAACTAATCTTCTATCTAAATTACCCCCACCTTCGTGTGCAATAGGATAGTAGCCTCGCCAACCTTCTACAGCCACAGCTATACCAACGATCTCTCCGTGTCCTTGTATAGCGCCAGAACCTTTTGATTTTAAATCAGGGTCTTTTGTTTCTAAGTCGATTGCAATATATTTTTCCCCTGACAAATCAGGAAAACTATCCGGACAATCCCATTCAGTTTGAACTGTAAACATTATTTCTTTTTCGTATCTTTTAACTTTAGTATTTCTAACTCACAATAATGAATTATCTTCTCTAAGTCTTCTACCTTATTTTTGTGTAGATATCTACATACATATTTCACAACACAGCCCTGGAAGAACGAGAGATTATTTTTTGAAATAAACTCGTACGGCTGAATGTGAAAATTTTTATAATGGCTCCCACCTACCTGCCTTGATTGTGGAAATGCTTTTTGTAATCCATCTGGATCTGTCATATTATTGGTGCTCCTATGTTATATTGATATTCATAACCTTGATTAGTTATAAATAATTTTTCTTTTGCTCGTGTTATACCTACAAAAAATGTACGATGCTCTGGATCCGCGTCTCTCTTTGCTGACTCATAGATAATTCTTTCTATGTCCGTAAACAAAACAACGTTGTCTCGTTCCTCTCCTTTTACAGCATGTATTGTAGATAATTTTATTCTTGCAGGTTTCATTAAATCATCACCTGACTCTAATAATTTTTTGATATAAAGTTTACTGTCATCTGAAAACTTTAATGTTTCCCAGCTCCCCGACGCTCGCAACCCGTGTTCAGCTCGTAGCCCCTCTAAATTTATTGATGTAATGTCTTTTAGTGTTTTACCACCAGCAAATCCTCTTTCTAAGTGTCCATCTTTCACTGTAAGAAAATCCCAAAGATCTTTTACATCTTCTTTGTTTACATAAGCACCGTCGTTCAAACGTTTCCATACTCTGTATGCACTTAACATTTTGTTTGGTAATAGTTCTTGTGCTCTAGATTCAAATCTGTAGTTCATTCTGTATAAATGCTCACGTAACCTTTCTAACATTTTATTTGTTCGAGTCAATACAAGCCACTGACCTTTAGAAAAATCTATCTCGTCAAAGTATACGTTGGTATGTACCTCACCCTCTTCTTCTCTTGGCAGCCATTTTTTTGTTAATCGTTTTCTCATCTGAGGAAAGATTGAACTAGCTAATCTATGTATCGCTCTTGGAACTCTACGAGATTGTATCTGTGGGTCCATCTCACCTTTTAAATTAATAAATACGTTTGGATCAGCGCCCTGAAATGTATAAATAGTTTGATCATCGTCCCCTGCAATGAAAGATCGAGCACATTTACTCTCTATATAAAAAAACATTTTCCATTGCAAAGGACTTAGATCCTGGGCTTCATCGAGGAAAACAGAGTGTAGTGGTGGACACTTGTCTCCCTCGACAAACTTGGAAATCATATCAGCATACTCAATCATACCTGTGTGTTCTTTGTATGTGTCTAAGTCTGCTTTGATTTGTTCGGTTAACCATATGTCTACGGTGTAGTACATATCTAATTCTACAGCTGCTCTTTCTAAACTTATTTGTTTATTTCTAGCATACTCTATAATTTTCATATGTGGATTTACATGTTCAATATATCCGTTCACATTAATACGAGATTCGAATGATAGATTAGAACAGGGACGTGAAAAATTTTTAAAGCTTTTCCACTTGTCCCCTTTTAATAATTGTGTCTTTGTATTGATTCCACACTCTTGTGTGCCCATAGAGTGCATAGTGCTAACATAAACTTTATCATTTTTTATTCTATCTCTAGCCACGTCTACTGCTGCATTACTAAAAGCTATGTATGCTATTTTTTCTGGGTCTGTCTTTTTTAATTCTTCATCAAGGTAGTGCATAAGTCTATGCGTTTTACCCGTGCCTGGTGGACCAGGGATAATTATTCTATGCAAAAGGTGGCTCCTTCATTTTTTCTTTTCTTACATGGGGTCGGTCTAGATTAATTGTTTTCAACGCCATGTATCTAACACTCTTGTTATTTATTTTACCTGGTATCTCTTCTGCATTAAACAAAGTCTCTAACATTCTAGCTGTCTTTTGTTTTGAATATTGTTTATCAGGCCAAAGTTTTGTCCTAACTAAATATTTCCAAAAGTCTTTAAATTTAAAATAACTCATACCTTCTTCTGTGTATGAAAGTCCACGTAGTATATCTTTCCAATCTTTACCTGGTATCTTGTTAATGTAGTCTGCTAGTAATTCTTTTAATTGTACATCTATCTTTGTAGATTCTGGTGCTTCTAAAGGTATGGTGTCTTTTAATAATTTGTTAATTACTTTTCTCCATACTAATTTACCAATAGGGGGCATCGCTTGGTTTATTTGTTCCAAACATTTTAAAGAAAATCTATCTGGCTCATGTAAGTCTTGTGATTCTACTTCTACTTGTTCATCGCCTACAGTTACGTAATACAAAGGCGGATCAGAGTCATACTTTTGTATCTCTTTTATTTCTACTTCAGGCACTCCATCACCTACACCAAACTCTTGCATTACACATTTCTTAGAATTGCAAAATGATGCAATAGGTTCATCCTTACATTTGTAATTATATTCTTTGCCATCAATAGATTTAATTAATGTATCTATTTCTTTTTTATCTAGTGGAGGTTTACAATACGCATCATTGTATTTAAATATTTCTATCTGCCATTTATCAGGGAATCTTTTCTTTGTGTAAACACCAAAGTTATATATGGCGTTGTTTCTTTGACCGTTAGGTATTCCTTGTTTTGCGATCGTAACCAAACATGGTGGCGCACCTTTGAGTAGATTGTCAACTGTTTTTTCTTCTTTTATAGCTAATTTTGATAATTGATCTTCAGATAATTTTACTTTACTATGCGCTTCAAAAAATTCATTTATAGTCATTGCTGACCCATCATCTTTTATAGCGTATCTCATTGTTTGTTTTGCATTGTGATAAGGTAAATTTAAAAAACTACCTGTACCGCCTTTTTGCATGTCAACTTTATTTTGTTTTGGAAATATTTCTGCATTAGCGTAGCCTAGTTTAGCTGCCATCTCTTTTAATTTACTTCTAAATAATACTGCAGGTGCATAATTATCAGAAAATAAAAAGACATGTGCACCACCAGACTTGGATCTAAATACAATTAAAGGGAAGTTATGCTTACGTATTTTTACTATTAATTCTTTGTGATCAAAGCCATTGTACACATCAATATCTATACAGGCCCACTTACATTTATTTGATTCATTTATTGGTATGATACCAAGAGCAGGTTCTTTACCATCCAAATGTTCTTGAAACATTTGTTTGCTAGGAGTTTTTTTAATTATAAAAGATTTAGTTTTGTGTTTGCCTCTCTCATCAAACTCATCTGTTTTTCTAGTTTGACCGTAGGCGCTATACGAGCCCGCAAATATATTTATAAATTTATCTAATTCTATCATCACCACTACAAGTATTGGGGGCTTTCGCCCCCAAAAGTATTATGCTTTGTTTCTAATGCCTTCGTAGAACTTCTTAGCTCGTTCATACATCTTAGCATCTTCTAACATTCCAACTT